CTGCTTTGGCTGACACTGGTGGTTTTAGGGTGCCACCTGTTTGGGCTTTGTAGGATGCACGTCCTTTGGCGTTCAAACCGCCTTTAGGGTTCTTTCCTTCTTTGCGTTGCCATGCTGCTGTCTTAGCCACGGCTTGACCTTTTTGCTGCGGCGTTGTCTACGAGGTTAGGGTATGGGCGTCCAGCCTTTTTGGCACGGGCTTTAGCAGATGCTTTTTGTGCAGGCGTCAACGGTGTTGACTTTTTGTTTGGGTTTTTTTTATCCCAAAATGCTTTTTTACTTGCCATGTGTTTACCTCTGGAATTGTGCTAGTCGAACTGGTTGTTCGCCACCCTTAGGGGTGGCTCAGACAGTTCTGTCCTTCCCCCCTCCCCTACCCCTCCCCCCATTCGTTACATAACTCTTTGTGGCTAGCACAACACGGAGAGTGGTCGTAACGATTTGTCTTATTAGCAATGAAACAGAACGAAGAGTTAACTCTCACAGCACAACAGCAAGAGTATTTGGATTGGCTTTGCACAGCCCCATCTGAACGTAATCCATCTTCAAAAGAAAAGATGGCAGGACACCTTGGCGTTAATGTCACAACGCTCCGCCGTTGGGAAAAGAAGGAAGTCTTCGTCAGTCAATGGAAGACGGCGGTGGACGAAGTTCAGGGGTCGCCTGAGCGCACTCAGCGACTCCTAGACACGTTGTATGCCAAGGCTCTTGATGGCGACACCAAATCTGCACAGTTGTACTTGCAGGCTACGAACCGTATGGCTCCGCCTACGGTAACGGTTCAGTCTAATAAGAAAGCAGCAGAACTTTCTGATGCTGAGTTGGACTCTTTGATTGCTGCGGTAGCGGAGCGAGAAAAGGCTCAACGTACACACTTGAAGGCATTGTGAACATGGTCGAATGCCCAGAGTGTGGCGAGGAGTATCCACCTGTGGCAACACATTGGATTTGTCCAGCGTGCGGCATTGATGATAAATCACAGCCGAAGATGGCGGTGTTTGAATTGAGGGATTATGGCGACAACTAACGATGCGATGTTTACGGCCCTTTCGGGCTCGTACCCATCTGCTGGTCAGACCCTTGGTGACTTGCTGTATGCGTTCTGGTCTGATAAAGGTTTGCAGTATCGTGGCACGCTTGAGCGTGACTGGTACATTGAGCAGGGTGCTGTTGGTTTTACCCTTGGCGATTTGGCTAACGATTATTTCGCAAACCTGTATGACCTTGTAACCTTTGACACCTCTGACCCTGATGAATGGTTAGAACTACAAGTATTTGACCGTTACGATACGGTTGAACAGCAAATATTCACTTTACTTTGGTAATGTAACGATTTAGGAGAACATATATGGCAACTTTCACAAAACTCGCACTTCAACCAGCAGGCACTACGGGTGATGGCACAGGTATTCTTGTCGCTGCAACTTCTTCACCGGGAACAGCAATCCATACTGCTTCGTCAACTGCTACAACAATTGACGAAATTTGGTTGTATGCAGTTAACTACGATTCAACTGACCGCAAATTGACAGTTCAGTTTGGTGGAACAACTGCAGGAACAAATGACATTGAATATACAGTTAAGGCTGAAAACGGTTTGTACCTAATTGTTCCGGGTCTTTTGTTGCAGGGTAACGCAACAGCAAAAGTTGTTCGTGCTTGGGCTGCTACTGGAACATCAATTGTGATTTACGGGTACGTTAACCGCATTACAGCGTAAGGTCATCTAAGATGCCTTCCTTCATTAAAAGCACATCAGGTGGTAAAGCCATTAGCGGTGGAGCATTGGCTCCACGCTCACGCCGTGGAAACAACACTGACCAAGTAGCCTCTTACTGGGTTGGTGGTGGTGGCGCACCAATAGTTGAGTGGCTAGTTATTGCTGGTGGTGCAGGTGGCGGTATTGGTGCTACTGGTCATAGCCGTTGGCAAGGTGGTGGTGGTGCTGGTGGATATCGCACAGGAAGCGGTTTAGAACTTCCTGCATCATTTACTGTCACAGTTGGCGGTGGTGGTGCTGGCGGACCAAGATATAACTATGCTGCACCGTGGGAGGGTTTTCCGGGTGTTGCTTCGGTATTTAGCACGTTCACTTCCGCAGGTGGCGGTGGTGGTGCAGCCGGTACATCTCCAACTTCAACCAACCCCGGTTCTGGTGGTTCTGGCGGTGGTGGTGGTGGTAATGCTGACTATCTTGGTGGTTTGGGAAATACGCCAAGCACAAGTCCATCACAAGGAAATAATGGTGGTTTAGGACAAAACTATTCACCGTATTACGGTGGTGGTGGTGGTGGTTCTGGAAGTGCAGGTGGTAATTACGGTGGTGGTGGTGGTTCTGGAACAGCAAGTTCAATTACTGGTTCATCTGTAACCCGTGCTGCTGGTGGTGCTGGAACTATTTCAGGAAATGGAACTAGTGGTGGTGCAAATACTGGTACTGGTGGTACTGCTGGTTCATGGAATGATGGAACCTCAGGATATGTTGCTGGTTCTGGTGGCTCTGGTGTTGTAATTATTGCTTATCCTGACTCATATGCAGCATTGTCGTCTATTGGTGGCGGTCTTACCTATTCGGTATCAACATCTAGTCGCCCCGGATTTCGTGTTTACACTTTTACAGCGGGAACAGGAACGGTAACTGTCTAATGGCACACTATGCATTTCTTGATAGCAATAATGTTGTAACCGAAGTTATTGTTGGAAAAGATGAAACAGAAATTATTGATGGTTTAACACCTGAACAATGGTACGGAAACTATCGTGGTCAAACGTGTGTTCGTACTTCTTATAATAATAATATTCGCAAACAATATGCATGTATTGGTTTTACTTATGACCCAATTCGTGATGAGTTTGTTTTACCAAAACCTTTTCCATCATGGATTTTAGATTCAGAAAACAATTGGCAGCCACCAGTTCCCAACCCTGAAGGTGATGGTTCTTTTTACTGGGATGAAAGTTCATTGTCATGGCTTCCAAATCCAGACGCTGGATAATTTTTGCTCCAGTAGCATTAATCGCATTATGGTCAACCGTCGTAAAAGCAGACGCACTTGGAGATTGGACTGCATCTCAGTCATGTGCCAACTCAGGTTCTGTTGAGGTCGTAGAAGATTCGATTCTTATTACTGGTCCAAATAATGGTGGTTGTTCTGGACAGGCTCATTGGACAAAGATTGAAACCACAATTCCAGAGGGCGTGAATAGCGTTTCTTTTGACTGGTCTTACTGGACTACTGATGGCTGGGTCTACGACCCACCACAGTATGGTGTAAACGGTGCGTACACATTGCTGGCACAATCCAATCAGGCATCAGGTTCTTTAATTGTGAACGTAACGGCTGGGGACATATTTACATTCAGGCAATATTCAATTGATACCTGCTGTCAGCCGGGTCACTTAACGATAAGCAACCTTTCATTATGGGAATTCACAACAACATCCACGACCCCAACAACGACGATAGTTACTACTACTGTTCCCGAAACGACTGTCCCTGCCACCAGCACGACTTCTACGACAGTTCCAGAAACCTCAACATCAAGTACGAGTACAACGACGACCACAACGTCTACTTCAACTACGACAACCACAACGACGACAAGTACGACGACTACAACATCGTCAACGACGAGTACTACAACAACAAGTTCAACTCTTCCAGCACCCGTTGAAATTTACGTTCCCGAAGAGCCTGAAGAAACAACGACAAGCACCACAGAGCCAGTAGAAGAGGAACCCATTCCAGAGGAGACGCTTCCAGAAGAAACAACCACGACAGTTGAAGAAGTGACCACAACAACTGAGGAAGTGACCACAACATCTGAAGCACCTGAAGAAACTAGCACAACGGTAGAGCCAAATTTGGAGCCAGATTTGGAGCCATTGGCTGAAGAAGAAGTGGAGGCTTTGATTGCTGAAGCCACAACTGTGGAAGAACTTCAAGAAGCCCTAGAGGAGTTAACCCCTGAACAAGTTGAGCAGGTTGTTGACCAAATTCTGGAACAGGAAGAACCACCCACCCCCGAGCAGGCTGTCGCTTTGGCGACCAGCCCAGAGGTGCTGTCAGTTGTCACCCCACAGCAGGCAGTTGAAATCTTTGAGTCCTTGGATGTGGCAGAGATAAGCGAAGAAGAAAAGGATGCGGTCACAGAGGCTGTCCAGTCCGCACCCCTAGAGGTGCGACAAGCATTTGAAGAAACCATTGACATCTTCTCCGACGACTTTGGTGACTACGTGCCTCTGGGGTCTTCTGTGCCAGTAGATACTCGTCGCACCCTGATTGCTGTGGCCGCAGGTGCTACAGCCATTGCTGTGTCCTCACGCAGACCGTAACGAACTGGGCTATTAGCGTGAAGAAACTCCTATCCGAAATCCATGCTTTGACTTGGACACTTGCAGGCACCGGTATGGTGCTTATCACGTTGTCTGGTCAGACCAAGGTTTTGGGTTGGGGAATCACCGTAATAGCCGTGATAATCCATTTACTCGGCGTAATGTTCAAGGAGAACAATGAATAAGGCAAAAGATATTGCAGGCAGAATTGTTGC